CCAGAGGCTGGAGGCTCAGCCCGTAAAGCTGAGCTGCAAGCCGTTAAGCAGACGGCAGTAGACTGCAAGGAGTTAATCATCGAGCGTCAGAAGCTTGAGCAAATGATCAAAGAGCTAAGCGAGAATGGAAAAATCGAAGAAGACAAAGACTACTCAGGAGGATTCGCAGAAAGATTCTCAAAGTGATTGGAAAGAAATTGTCTGGCAGAGAAACAAAGTAGACCACAAGTTTTGGGAGGAGTCCTGGAATGAAGACTAACAACATGCGCTCGTAGCTCAGTTGGATAGAGCATCTGCCTTCTAAGCAGACGGTCACAGGTTCGAATCCTGTCGGGCGTACAAATTAAATACAATGGCCAAGGTAAAAGTAAACACTTACAAGAAGAAGCGTGTGCGCCGCAAGGGTGTGCATGCCAAGACTAAGCAGTCTAAGAACAAAGCATCTAAAAGCTACAAGAAGCCATACGCTTCTCAGGGTCGATAAACAATGTCTCCTTTAATCGACGTAGATGGATATGAAGATCAGGGGATTAAGATCGACCCTAACGGTTCGGTGGGCGAGAGTATTGAACTCCATGGGCTTCTTGTTGTCCTCCCGAAAAAACCAAAGCGATCTGAAATACTCTTCCATGACCAACCAAAGTCTATGCAACTGTGGCGACGCATTCCTATGCCCGAAGAGTTGCAGAAGATACGAAGTATGGATGAGTGGTACGAGAAGCCTTCGGAGTTCCGCAGGAAATTTTCTGGTTTCATCGAGGGGGAGTTTGAGCGCAGGCGTAACGGTGTTTGGTTTTACAATGATGGCGTCCCTACGTACATCACGGGCAGGCACTACATGTTCCTCCAGTGGTCGAAAATCGATATCGGATTTCCTTCGTATCTTGCCTTCCAGCGTGAGATCTTTCTCCACATGGCTGCGTGCGAAGTTGACCCCCGTTGCATCGGTCAGCTTTATACTAAGTGTCGTCGTTCTGGCTATACCAATGTATGCAGTTCTGTTCTTGTGGACGAAGCTACGCAAGTAAAAGACAAGCTCTTAGGGATACAGTCCAAGACGGGTAAGGACTCCCAGGAGAATATATTCATGAAGAAGGTTGTTTCGATTTTCAAATCGTATCCCTTCTTCTTTAAACCCATTCAAGATGGAACGACCAATCCGCGCATGGAGCTGGCTTTTCGCGAGCCGAGTAAGAGAATCACGAAGAAGAATAAGACTTCGCAGAAGGGGGATGCTCTTAATACGATCATAAACTGGAAGAACACCACGAACAACGCATACGACGGTGAGAAGCTCCACATGCTCTACCTTGATGAGGCGGGCAAGTGGGAGAAGCCTGTCGATATTAGGGAGGCTTGGCGTATTGAGCGCACGTGCCTTATTGTGGGTAGGAAGATTGTGGGAAAGGCTTTGGTGGGTTCTACTGTGAACCCCATGGATAAGGGCGGCAAGGAGTACAAAGCCCTGTGGGAAGATAGCAACCCCAACGAGCGTAACGCAAACGGCAGGACCAAGAGTGGTCTATATCGTATGTTCATCCCAGCGTACAATGCGCTAGAGGGATTCTTCGACAAGTACGGCAATCCAGTTGTGTCAGATCCTGAAGAGGCTGTGCCTGGCATTGATGGAGAAGACATTATGCAGGGGGCCAAGACCTACCTGAAGAACGAACGAGACTCTCTGAAGTCTGACGCATCCGAGCTGAACGAGGTGGTTCGTCAGTTTCCGTTTACCGAAGAGGAGGCGTTCCGAGACAGTGTCGAGGGGAGCATCTTCAACATCGGAAAGATCTACCAGCAGGTAGACAGCAACGAAGACTTGTATCCAAATCCAGTGATACGGGGCAACTTCTTGTGGAAGGAGATGGACAAGGAGGTGGCGTTTACTCCTGACCCCAACGGGAGGTTCCGTGTGTCGTGGATGCCGCCTACAGAGATGCGAAACAAGGTGAGAGAAGAAGGCGGGAAGAAGGTTCCGCCTCACGATCACTTGGGCTGTGGAGGCGTTGACTCGTATGACCTTGACGCCACGGTTGATGGCCGTGGCTCTAAAGGTGCATTGCACTTGTACAACAAGTTCAGCATGACCGATACCCACCCGTCCAACATGTTTGTGGTGGAGTATGCGTCACGTCCAGACCTGGCCAAGATCTTCTATGAGGATGTGTTGATGGCCGCGTTCTTTTACGGGTACCCACTCTTAATTGAAAACAATAAGTACGGTATCGTAAGATACTTTGAGTCAAGAGGTTACGATGGCTACGTAATGAATAGGCCAGATCACTTGAAGCCTCCAGGCAGCAGCAGCAATGTCAGGACCAAGGGTATCCCATCTAACTCTCAGGATGTCATCCACGCTCACGCTCAAGCCATTGAGCAATACATCTTCGATCATGTCGGAGAGAAAGAAGACGGTAGTATTGGGAATATGTATTTCAACAGAACCCTAGAGGATTGGATTGGGTATCGCATTGACAAGAGAACCAAGTTTGACTTGACCATTAGTTCAGGCCTAGCTCTGTTGGCTGCACAGAAAGTAAAGGTGGAAAAGAAGGTCAGCAAGTTTGACGACAAGAAGTTCTTCAGGCGCTACAGGCCTAACGCCTAAGCCTTACTTAATTTACACTATATTTGCTAGATAAAGGAATACTGTAAATGTCCTACTCTAACACGAATAAAAAGTCCAGTACCTTTCCAGATCCGCTTGCCCCTGCTCAAGAAAAACTTGAGAAGTCTTACGGGCTAAAGTACGCGAAAGCGATTGAGGGCAACTGGGGTAAGGTAGATGACGAATCTGGGACATACAGAAAGCGTCGTAAAGAGTTTGAAAGAAACCGTGATTACGCAAACGGTACTCAGGATACGACCATCTACAAGCAGATCTTGAACAGCCTTGATCCGAATAACGGAGATGGCACATTGCTCAACCTTGATTGGGCTCCAGTGCCTATCATCCCTAAGTTCGTCAAGATCGTTGTCAACAAGATCCTGTCGTCAGATCCGTATCCAAACTTGCAAGCTATTGACCCTGTGTCTAGCAGCGAGAAGGATGCCAAGAAGCGGAAGCTTGAGATGCAGGTGCAGAACAAAGACTTGTATGCTCAGATGAAGCAGTCTGGCATCAGCATGTCCGAGGATCCCAGTCAGATTCCAGACACACTGGAAGAGGCAGAAATCTTCTTGGACACCAACATCAAGACAGACGCCGAGGTAGCAGCTCAGGTTGCCACGAACATGACCCTGTCTTGGAACGACTTCAATGACTCTACGTTTAGACGTTGTGTTAATGATCTCGTGACGTTGGGCATGTCAGTGGTGAAGCGCGAGAACGATCCCAATCAAGGAATCGTTACAGCATACGTTGACCCCTGTGACTTCGTGCATAGCTACACTGAAGATCCGAACTTTAAGGATTTGGTGTATGCGGGTCACGTCAAGACCATCACCATTGAAGAGCTCAAGCGTACAGCTATGGGGGAGTTCGAGGAGGAGGAGTTCGAGAAGATTGCCAGGCAAGTGTCTGGCAAATTCAACAACGACTCCTCTGTGTTTGGCCGCAAGCACTACGACGACAAGCGTGACCGTATGACCTACGGATACGACGAGTACCGCATCCAGATCCTGGACTTCGAGTTCCTGTCTGTTGACTGCATGTACTTTGAGGACAAGGACAACCGATTTGGAAACACCAACTTCTTCTTCAAGGGTGACCAGTACGTCGCCCCTAAGAGCTCTGTCTTTGAGCGCAAGTCCCACAAGATGGAGAATGCTACGGTGTACGGAGGCAAGTACATCGTAGGCACCGATTACATCTACGACTACGGCCTGAAGACCAACGTTCCAAAGAACATCCACGACATCAGCAAGGCTCGTCTGTCATACTCTGTGTCAGCCACGAACCTTCGTCGCATGATGCCTAAGTCTGTGGTGGGCAGCATCACTGGTTTTGCAGACCAGCTTCAGCTTACCCACTTGAAGATCCAGCAGGCGGTCGCTAAGGCCAAGCCTGATGGATTGATCGTGGACATCGAGGGATTGGATAATGTACAGCTCGGTAGAGGTGGGGAGCTCCAGCCACTAGAGATCCAAGACATCTACGAGCAGACTGGTGTCTTCTACTACAGAAGCAAGAACCCAGAGGGTGGATTCCAAAACCCACCCGTTCGTCCGCTGGACAACACCATTCGCAACATCAACCAACTCATTGGTCTGTACAACCACTACCTCCGCATGATCCGTGACGCTACGGGAATCAACGAGGCTATGGACGGAACCACACCAAAGGGTGAGGACTTGGTTGGCGTGAGAGAGCAGGCTATCGCAGCTGGCAACAACGCCATCTACGATGTGACTCACGCATCTATGATGCTCTTCAAGAGAGTCGTGGAGGATGTGGTCAAGTGCTTGCAGATCCTTCCTCCCGAGTCTGTCCTGTACAAGGTGTACGAGAATGCGGTTGGTGCCACCAACATGAGCGTCGTGTCTTCGTTCTCTGACTTGCCTATGTACAACTTCGGTGTCATGGTCCGCAAGCAGATGGACGACAAAGACAGAGCGTACTTGGAGCAGAACATCCAAGTAGCGCTGTCGCAAAGAGAGATCGATATTGAAGATGCTATTGCTATTCGCCAGTTGCGTGACGTCGACCAAGCTGAAAGGCTCTTGGTCGTTCGTCGTAAGAAGCGTATCAAGCAGCAGATGGAACAGGCCCAGGCTAACTCTCAGGCTCAAGCACAAGCCAACATCCAGACTGCCCAAGCCGCATCACAAGCCAAGGCTCAGGAGATTCAGCTCAAGGCCCGTCTCGATATGCAGATGGAGCAAATGAAAGCGCAGTTCGAATCTCAGCGCATGCAGATGGAGCACGAGATGCGTAAGGAGGTTGAGATGATTAGAGCTCAGGCCACTCTCGGATTCAGAACTGAAGACCAGGAGTTCAAGGAGAAGCTGGAAGTTCTCAAGGAAGATAGGAAAGATGAACGTATCGATCAGCAGGCGGCCAAGCAGTCTAAGCTTATCTCGCAGAGAAAAGGTAATCGAGGAGAGATTGAAGAATCTCAAAGTGTCAACGTCAATGAACTCTTGAAGTAATGTCAAGTATCAATCTAGATAGATCGTCCAGGCTGGATATCCGATGCAGAAAAGGAGACACGTTTAAGTTGATCTTTACATTTGATGCGGATCAATCTAGTGCTCGCCCTGTTGCTGGTTGGAAAATGCAGGTTCGCACCACGGCTGACGACGAACAAACGCCTCAGTTAAACGTGATAAACAATGGCACTACTTACTTCGTTTACTCTGACGTTGGGAAAAAACTGACACTAACTATTCCTGCTGGGACCATGAACTTCTCGGGTCAGTATGTCTATGACATTCAGCATGCTGGCTCTGAAACAGAAACATTTTTTCATGGAGTCTTTACAGCTGTTGAAGACGTAACTAACACGTAATATGGCAGAGGTTAACCTTACACTAGGGGATCCAATCGAAGTGAAGGTCACCCCTGCTGAGGGGGCGACCAATGTTACAGTAGCTTCTGCGCCTCAGAACGTGGTTCAGGTTCAGGCGGCTATTGCCACGAATGGACTGCAGGGTGCTGACGGAGCTGGTGTACCAACCAGCCCTCCTGGAGCTAAGGGTCAGGCTCTTGTTAAGAGTAGCCCTGTAGCTAACGCCACAGAGTGGGCTTATATTGATAAGCTTCACGCTACAGTCAAAAACACTACGGGGTCTACAATTTCTGCGGGCAGTTTGGTGTATGCTGCTGGGGTAGATGGCTCAGACATTCTTGTTGCTTTGGCTGATGCAAGCGACTCGTCTAAAATGCCAGCCATTGGGTTTGTGTTTTCTGACATCGCACACAACGGAACAGGAGATGTAGTTGTTGCTGGATCTAGAACTCAAGATATTCAAAGTGTCACTGGGGCTGACGAGGGCAAGAACATGTACGTGTCTTCCTCAACGCCTGGAGCAGTCACTGTTACAAAGCCATCTGGCTCGACCAACTTTGTTCAAAGTGTTGGTGTTGTACTTAGAGCTGATGGGACTACCATTAAAGAGTTTAAAGTCTCTTGCGTTGATGCAACCAACGACATCCCCAACCTAGACAGCGGTCACTTCTTCTTGGGTGGCGCAGCGAACACCACCTCTCCTTACGAGCTTCCCACTTCGTCTCCCACCAACGGCCAGCTGTTAAAAGCTGACGCCAATGGAAACCTTGTCTTTGTAAATGCCAACGATGTTACAAAGAACATCGGCACGGTAAACCTTACGACTACGGAGACCACAAGGAACCTTGACATCATTGAGAACGGGCACCTGAACATTAGGGATGCCCAGGATGCCACCATTCTTTATATTGATGAAGCAACCAAAAGGGTAGGAATAAATACTACTACACTTGACAAACCTGCAGCTCTGTTTGTCAACGGAGACGTACTGTTTAAGGATGGTTCAACGATTGGCGTAGAAGGAGCACAGAGTTTTACTATTGGTAAAATTGGATCTGCTGCTGGTGTTGCAACTGTAAATGTAACAGGTGATCTTACTGTAAGCGGCAACTGCACGGTAAACACAAATCTCAAGTTTGGCTCTGGCGGCAATCAGCTCCTTGCTCACGATGGCTCTGTGTTTCAGTTTGGCAAGAACGGATCTAACCCCGCCAACTACAAGTTTAACAGCGATGTAGGAACAGTCACCTTTGACAACACTACAGATGTAGAGCTGAAGAACGCAGGCGGTCTCAAGCTGTTCGACGGGTCCAACAGCATTGCTGTTAAGTCTCCTAGCCTTTCAGGATCCTACACGCTTACCCTGCCCAACTCTTCGGGGACTGACGGCCACGTCCTGAAGACAGACGGAAGCGGTAATACTTCGTGGGTGGACGTTACTGCAGTGAGTGATGCGATCTTAGATTCAGACTTTTCTGGATCCAGCGGCCTCATGAAGAAGGCTAGTGCAGGAAACTACGAGATTGCCACAGCTAATACCGACTACCAGTTGCCTCCGTCAGAGGGAGCTTTTGCAAACGGAGACAAGACCAAACTTGACTACATTACAGTCGGCTCAGCAATCA